TGACGGCTAGGAGACGCACCGTCATATACGTATACATACCTGTCCTTTACGCCACTATTGGAAATTGGCATCGTTCTAAACTCCTAACTGGCGAACGTCGGTACCGTGCGGGTATTCGACTGCGTATGTCGGTTAGGACGAGCGGGGAGGTGGCAGCCTCCCCGCTCAATCCGTGGCGATGACTTCATAGTACCTTAGCGGTACACTGATATTGATCTGTTTAACGCCTGTATCGGAAGCCACAGGGACTTCATTCACATCTGAGCGACCCCACACCATGAGTGAAGCCACCCATGGCTTGCCAGCAGTGTCATAGTCATATACAGGGATCCCAGTTGAGACGAGGAACTTGCTGCGAACATCCTCTACCATATTAATCAAGGTATAGAGATTCGTGTTGCCCGTGCCAAAGCGCTCATAGCAGTTGAGGTTCAAGAGACACTCTACCCATGTTGTCAAAGTACCCGAACCTGTCATCACTTCAGAGACAGCGCTTGCAGGGATCAGATCTGCTTCAACCCAACGCTCGGGCAAGTCACCGACTCGTTCCTGCCCCTGGTAGTAGACCGTGTGGCCGAGGCCATTGGCGATCTCTTGCCTGACGTAGACATTCACACTGGTGGTGATATTGTCGAGGCGTGACCCCGCTTCTAAAGATGGCATCAGCTTTCCCTTAACACCTGGAAGAGGGCCCTCTCTAGTGGCAGCGCGCGTTTGGATAGCCCTCGCCGCATCGGGGCAGCAGGTTTTTGACTCGGATAGATGCCGGCGTTTATCTGAAAGTCAGCGGGTAGTGTCTCGCCGCCAACATGTTCAGTCTTCGGCCCTACCCCTGGGTAACCGCCGAACTCGATGACTGGCCCATAGACAGTTAGATTTTTCACCCTGTAATGTGCGTGACCCACCCTGTCCGGCCCTTGCCATGCATCACGAAAATGGCCGTGCAAGTTGCCTTTGCCGGCGGTGTTGTCAATAGGCGAACCCTTGACAATGTCATTTTTCATTTGCTCGGCTTGTTCCTTGGCGACTCCATCCACCTGCCCTTCTACCCTGGTGCCATACTTCCGAACCAGTTGAGCGAGTGTTGGCATTACGGGTTCCCTGCAATGAGACCAAGGCGGAAGGTATCGGTACCCGTCCCCGTGACCGTAATACTGTGATTAGACGCGCCAACCGTCCCAAAGCCAGTAGGTTCCCACTGCTGAGTGCTACCCCCTGCCTTTACGTCCGTACCGGGTGTGGCATTGAACAAGTTATAGGGGTTTGTCGCTGCCGCGACGAACTTCATTGACGCGCTACCCAGGTTATCAACGCGGAACCAGAGCACGCGCAGACCCAATAGGCTTAAGGCGCCCCGGTCTGTGCGCACAAGCGATGTGGTTAGATTCACGGTAAGGGTCCCGGCGACAAGCGCCAGCACACCCGACCACACTTGGTGTGCGGCTGGCACCGTTGCATTGCTCGCTCGAAACGTCACATCAGGCATTGAGTAGTCGAATCCGGCAGCCGCACCGAATGGCCCCGTGGTTTCCTCTACCAACTTGCCAGCAAAAATCACATCCGCGAAAACGTTAGCCATTTACCTGCGCCTTCTTGTGTAAATCGTCCACAATAGATTGAGAGCATCGAGGGTTGCCCCACGATCGATAATCTCGTAGTCAAAAGCGCTGACACTCAATACGTCGCCAGACTTGACCTCCGATCGGTAGGCTTTTCGCATCCACCATGCCGCATCGATCTGCCCGAGCCCCGCCGTCTGAAGTTGGCTGATGTCGATCGAGCTGAGCCCCGCTGACCTGACCTTGACAGGTATCTCCGTCTCTCCAGGCACGATATCGCCTGTCTCGACATCGATAGTCCCGGCACTCATCGCGTGATAGATTGCCTGTTGAGCGAAATTCCGATCTAACTTGACAAGCGTTTTATCCGTTCTATCGGTCAGCCGATAGGCCATAAGCCGCCCTTTAATCAAAAGACATAGAGCGCTACTGGTATCTTGTTATAGCCGTCCATGGTCCCTGTGGTGTCGAGTGCCAAGGCCATTTGACCCCACTTGGTGGCCCTAAACCCTTCCTCTACCTTCGGCTGTACGTATTGGTATCTGGCCCTATCATATTCTTCACGTACCACCTCGGGATTAGAGAGCAGGTAAAAATGGCATGCCAAAAAGGACTCGATGCGTGTCAGTATCCGGAGGCTAAGCCCCGATCCCATGAGCCACGTATCTACGATGTCGTTTGCCACCTCGATGAAGGTAAACACATCGGCTTCCTCATCCTGTAACAAGGCTCTGACATCTTCGATACAGGTTCTAAGTGGCATCACCGCTACCTTCATGGGTAGGTGCCCTACGGGTTGCGCGCTGCGCCCCTAGTTCGGGTACCCTGCGAAAACGATCAGGGAATGCCGAAAGTTCTGATTCGGTTGGCTCAATCGCATCACCAACTTCGAAACTCTCTCTCCTAATGGCTCCCTTTTCGTCTATCTCAACTCGCACATGACGTTTGTTTTGAACAATATGCACCATGGTTAAATCCCCGTGATATGGGCAATGCCGCACTGCCCGGACATCGTCGCCTTTACCCTAGGAGCCGCAACCGTCATGCCGCGGTAGTGCGTGACCAGTCCGCCCATGCTCTCCCATTCAACCGGCGTAAAATCTTCAGCCCGTGCCAGGTCTACCGTATTGCGGTTCATCGCGACCATCACCGCCTCACCAGAAGGCATCTTGTCGGCAATCTTGATATCTTCGAGCATGGGGATGTTGTTGAGCGCCACTTGCCGCTCAGTCAAACCGCGCGTGGTATCCTGAATGGCCAAGGTCTCCATGAACTGGTCATTATGGACATACAGAATGTAAGGGCCGGGGATTTTGTCGCTCGTTAGCCCGGCCACCATCCCTAGAATGTTGGGATAGATATTGGTCGCCGTTCCCCAAGTTGCACCCACGGTAGCCGTGTTGCGCTGGGGATGGGTGCGATAACCGTAGATCGGCATGCCGCCCATGGCTGTGGTGTTACCGTTGAATAAGATATACTCAAGTTCTTCCGCGACCACCCGTGCCGCTTCTTCTGCCTCGACCGTGTCAAGGGCATCGCCCAGGCGCCTAGACGAATCCAGCAACCGGATATCCAGTTGGAATTCACTGAAGATGACAGGGATCGGTACGCTTTGCAGGTCAAACAAGACTCGGCTCTGCTCGGCATCCGTGCTCGCCTTCATTGAGACCTGCGCCCGGTTCTTTTCACCCATGCGGTTGTACTGGCTAACCAGCGTCCCTAGTCCGCCAAGTTGGTGAACCAAGTTGTGACTGAGCAAGTCTGCGATGCCAACGAGGCGCTCGCTGTAAGTCCTGATCATCACCCGGTCGAGTTCTTCCCATTCATCCTTACGTAGAGTGGCATTCACGTGCATCTCTTTGTAAGGACGTAAGCAGTCCAAGTTCAGGCCGTTGTTGAGTAACCGTTGAGCCACGGTGCCGCCGCCTGATCCAAGAAAATCCCCGACTTGTGCTACTGCTGCTGTTTGTTCTACCATTCCTGGCATGTTATGCGACCCTCACACGAATGCGGGTTGAACCAGCAGGCCCAGCCCCACCGCCCGAATTGTTAAGCGCCTCTTCCGCAAACCCAATAATTCGACCCGTTGTCAAAGGCTGTAGAAGCCCAGCCCCATTCGATTCTAGGGGCGCACCCGCGGCTACAGTCGCCCCGGTTTCTAGGTATCCGTAGATAAGGGCGCCAGCGTGAGGATAGAGGATGTAGCAGGTGTCCCCTTGCGTATAAGGGGTATTGAGGTCTTCGCCGAAATTCTCGTTTTCAAAGGCAAAAACCCTGGGGCTATCGACATCGGCAGCTGCGTTGCTTGGAACCAAGAAACCAGCAGAGAAAATCACCAGCATACCCGGATAGATCGTGTTGCTTGCTGCTACAATGCCCTCGCTCATCATGTAATGATCGCGAGCACTCAGCATCACTGTGTTCGGCGAGGTTCCCGCCATGGAGAGACTCCTATGTCCATAGATTGAGAGAGGAGATCACAGAGCCCAATTAACTCGCTTGACGGTCGCGGGCGTTGACCAATACCTGCGGGCGCCGTAGCGGCTCTACCTTCCCACCTGTCGGTTGACTGACAGGTAAACCGCGACCAAAAAAAGTAGAGTGGTTGCCATTCACAACGGCTTGCTGGGCTGGTGATGGCGCATGCGTCTTAGCCAGTTGCTCTAGCACCTTGTCTGACATCGTCTTAATATCATCATCAGTGAGGTCAACATTCGTCTTGATCACGTCTACCCACTCTTGGCGCCGATTGCTTCGAACCTGGAGTGCGTCCCTGACATCATCTTGTGAGACGCCCATTTCATTTAGGAACGCCTGGAGGGTATCCATTTGCTGCTTCGCTTGTGCCACTACTGTTTCCTCCTCTTCAGGGTTGTCGCCATTGCCCTTTTCCGGGCTCGTTGGTTGAATTGGATTCTCATGAGGTTGCGTCGTTGGGTCTGGATCCTGACTTGGGTCTGGGATCGGTTCTGGCTCTGGGACTGGATCTGGTTCGGGGACTGGGTCGGGATATGGTGGTGGTTGTGGTGTCGGTCCTGGCCCTGGTTCTGGCTCTGAGATGGGTTCTGTTTCATATGGGTCTGCCTGTGCATGCACCGTAGCACATGCCTTGCACATGCCCTTGGTTGCCACATTCTGCACGGCTAAATGTGGAATCAGCTTCCTGAAGCTATCGGTGACGACTTCGATCAGCGTTCGCTCATCCATCTTTATCTCCCTTTGGTTAACTCTCGGGATGCCGCAACCGTCACCCCAATTACAGGCACCCAGTGCGTTGGGCAGCATGGCGAGATGATCCGGTATGATCAACTCCGTAACTTCGTCGTACTCGCGTTCATTATGCACACCGCGCCGGCTCCGCATCGTTGCCCAATAGCCCGTGGACACCTCGACAGACTCGCCACTGCGCACAGCATCAATAACCCGCTGCGCATCGCCACCGAGCCTTTTGCCCTTAGCCACATCTAACCACACATCCACCTTGAGGCGATCGCCAGTAACGTCTGCATTCCACACCTGCCCGAGTCCAGCACTAGCAAGCACACGCGGATCGTTGGCTGACATCGGGATGCCATCTCCGTCCAGGGGGTGATCGAGCACGACGGGACGGCCGTTCCACGCTTGGAATGTATTGGCAAGCGCCTCAAGGGTTACTAAATCCCGGTTCAGCACACCTGGGACTAGAGCCACACACGGTGCAACCAGGTACTCTTTATCATCGTGAGTCGTGAAGGAGACCATGGAGCTTTGCAGATTCGCCGTGAACTGAATTGGTTTACGCTGCACTACGATTCTCCTTCAGCACAGATTGCCACGTACAGCGACATTGGGCATGACGAGGGATTATCCCCCTGGCCTCTTGTATCGTATAGGTTTTGCCACTCAGGTCTGTACAAATCTGACAGACTCGAGCATCTCCAGCGGTGGTAAAGACGGCCTCAACTTCAGCGGTCACGCCACCCACACTGTTGCGCTCCATCGTATTGAGCCTGGATTCGCTGTAGACACGCACGATCTCAGTCCTAGCCATCACCATTGCCCGCCTCTTGCTGATACTTCTAATTTCATCAGTGATCCGTTTGGCGATGACTCCAGTCCCTACACCCTCGATCAGTGCCCTGCTAAAGATATCGCTCAGCTTGGCAGCCATGTCGTCTGTAATGCCTCTTAGCCCCTCGAATACCCTGGCATTCATCAGATCTAGCGTTTCCTTGTGGATGCCTGAACGAAGGGCAACTTCGATACTCGGCACAGGCGCAGATAGCTCGCCGGCCGCCCGTAACTCAGATTCGACTGATGTGATCCCACGTAGATAGGCAGCCTGTATAAAACGCTCTTGCCAGTGGCCACGGATGCGTTGCAGAAACGGTGTTGCCAGCTCTAAGATCGTGCTACCGATCTGTGCCTGCAACCATGCACGAAACGCCTGGACTCTTTGGGTCAGCGTCGGCCTATCAAAATCCCCTTGCCCCGCCGCCTCATTCACCGTAAGCGCACCCACAGCAAACGACGCTCGCACATCTCTGGCTAGCTCCAGGAACCTGCGATTCATCGCCTGTGTGTACCGGCGCCGAAGTGCTGCTGTCTTTGTGGGGTCAAGGCTCGGCATTTCATTTACTTCTTCTTTTTCTTTTTGACTTTGCTAAAATGCTTGAGCTTAGACATAGACATGCCCGTCTTGGTCTTCTTCCCTTTTTTCGCACGTCCAAGCTCCGCCATCATGAATCTCTTTTGGCGTTGCGTTTTCGCGGGCATAGCTATTACTCCTCTTCCTCATCATCATCAGGCTCAGACGGGTCGCTGGCTGGGGGACTCTCAGCTTCTTCTTCTGCCTCGTCATCCTCAGCAGACTCGCGAGCGTCCATGACCTCTTCCGGTTCGTAGGGCGATTCAGCGTCCCATCCAAGAATTTGCTCGCGGTACTCGGCAACAGGCACGAACGCTGATGCGGCACCACCCGCATAGGTGCTGATGGCACTAGTCAACTGCATGATGCGGGTGGCTTTCTCGCTCTCATCTTCCGTAAGTAGCGGTTGCCACTCAACTGAGTACCCCTCTACGCCTTCCCTGGGTGTAAGAAGCACTCTGGTAGCGATGAGGCGGTCAATAAAGGATCGTAGTACTGTCGGCTCCGCATAGGACCTCTGGCGTGACATATTTTGCTGAGCCCAATTAACCGCGTCCTGAGAACTGGCAAGCTCGCCTCTCTCTGATCCAAGTAGCACCCGTGAGGGAATACCTGTAGTGCCTGAGATGAGTTGCATGATACACTTGAAATGCGCTTCTGGGCTGGCAACCTCAACAGGCAATGCTTTGCCTGTGGCTCCCTCTAGTCCCAAGAAGCGTTGATAGTCATGCATATACTCTTCTACCCTATCGCTCATCGCTTCCCGCTCACTGGCTGTCAGATGCGCATCAGAATTAACCTCGATTAGCAAATCCTTCCTGGCATTGCGCCAAAACGTCTCACCGCCCCCACCAATGACTTTCATCAGGTCATCTAGAAGGTTGTATACCGGCCTCAGCTTCGGGATACCGTACACATCATCTTCGAGTACATCATCAGCAATGTGAATCAGTCGTTCCCAGTGGACTTTTTGCCTGCCGATACTACTTTGTATTTGCGGCCTAACCTGGCCATCTGTGCCGCCCCGGTCAAAGTCGATCTCGTAGAAGAGCGGCAACCCAAACCTGGGTGACGAAATATTGTTGTCGAGTTCGATTACCGCAACATGCCGTTCGCTATATCCTGAGAGGAAGTTAACGGTACGTCCTTCACGCCTGGAGACTGGACTTTGCAGGCCCTGTATGCTCGATACGTCATTAAAGCCCAGAAACAGTACCGAGAAGCGCCCAAGACAGGCTAGGATGTCCGCCCGGTGCAGATGATGAAAAACACGGAGTCTCTTAACTAAATCCTTCCAGGCGAGCTCGAATGGCGTATCATTGTCGGTCTCGTCTTCAAAGACGGTCGGCTCTAGTCGCCAAGTCTCATCCGGGTAAGCATTCACAATCCGGCTTGCAATGTCCTGGCGCTCATAGCGCAAATGATACTTCTCGGCATCAAGGACTTTGTCATAACCAAGCGTCTCATAGTAGTCACGTTTGCCGCCAAATGCTTGACCATGCTGAGCAGCCAGGCGTGCGCGAGTAGACAAGGCAGATTCGTAGAGCCGCAGTCTTTCATTATAGACGCTGACGATTTGATTAAGGTCTTCCTGCGTGCCATTGGCTTCTGCCATAACTAGAAGGCTCTCGCAGTTTTAGATTTTAGGCCGTAAGGCGTGTATTCGAGGAGATGTGTAGCTGCGTGAACGTAGGCATCGAGCCTATCTGGAGATTCGGTGTCATCTGGGACCCAGGTAACTAACTGATCCTCAAGCTCTGCAAAGGAGCCGATATGATGTACAGCGCCCTTCTCTGTATAGGTGCTAATCGGCTCTGCTCTGGTTCTTTTGCCTCGGCTGGCCCAGACGGGAGACATGGGTACGGTAGGATCAATGGTGCGAATGGTACTCAGGACCATGTCGCCACCTTGATTCTTTTCTGGCACCACCATATCAGCTTGCCACTTGTGATAAGCGGTCACTACTTGCCTACCCCATTCTTCCGGCAGCCCGGACGTACTCATGTCGTCTAAACAGTAAATTTCTTCACCGCTCAGACCCATGACGACGATACCGCATTCACCGCCAGTACTTGTAGGAGGGTCCACGCCGACAGCGATTATCGACATGTGAGGCATGTAGTTGACCCTGAGTCTATCAATTAACGCAAGATTCCACAAGGCACCTTCTGTATCTTCTAAAATTTCTGCATGCAGCTCCTGTCTGCCTAGCCGTGTCCCTTCGTACTGCCTAAGCATGTTATCAACGAATCCAGGCGCCAAATTGGCGATATTGCGGTAGGTAGACCACCTACGCACAATGACCCTAGAATCGGTCTGGCTGCGCTTGACAAGCATCTTAATAAGCGGAATCGCTCGGGGTGTCGTTGAGATGATGCACTTGGGGGACTCTCCTCCTCTAAGCACCATTTGCAGGTTGTCCCAACACTCCTGTACATACTGAAACTTGGAGAGTTCATCGATCCAAGCACAGTTTGAAGACGGACCCCGCAACTGATCAGGTGCGTCGCCACTAAAGGTCGTGGCCCAGGTGTTGGTTTCTGGCCATACGAGTCGGCGCTTGGAGGGCTGGTATTCAACCGGGTTCCATGGCTTTGCCGTGGCAATCAGACCGCTCGGCCCGTCCACCATCACATCTCTAACCTCAGCTGCTGTCTCACCGACAAGGCAAATATGCCAGTCCCTATTCTGAGCCCACTGATGCACTATCTCAGCAGATAATCTCGTTTTGCCAGACCCCCGTCCAGCTAGGCACAGCAGAATATCCCAGTCCTCATGATCGGGGAGTTGCTGATCAGGACGCCCCCAGAAGGCCCAATCATGCTTGAGTACTTTTAGTTTGTTCGTGCTCCAATCCTTGACGATTCTCTCTTGCTCTTCCAGAGAGTATAGAGAAAACTCCTCAGCACAGGACAAGTCATCAAGATCCTTCAGTAACTGCGTGGCTTCCATTACCTGTGTATCCGCGATCTCTTAGCCTGCTGCCTGTCTGTCGCAGCACCTCCATTAACTCGTCATGCACCTCTTTACGCTCGTCCCGCATGGTGAGGTCAACCGCAATCGCATCGGCATAGCCTCGATCCTTAGCTAGCCTATCGAGTACATATTTAATGGCGTTCCAATCGCCTTCTTTGACTTTGTCGACAAGTGTGTACTCTGCCATATCGACGAGCTTACCTCTGTGCTCATTTAGACGCTCTTTGATCTCTGGATACTTCGTTATATAGTTATGCACGGTCTTACGTGAGCAGCCAAGCCGCAACGCTGCCAGGTAAATCATACCCCGCGTCTCGTCTAGCGCCTCGCACACTTGCTTAACTGTTAATTTTTTGGGTGCTGCCACCGTTTACTCTCTCCTCAGTGACGCTTACATCGTCTCTTCTTGCTCGATCTCTACAAGCGGGGCAATTAACCCCATACTGCCGTAGTAATCCGCCTGTTCTAACTGCCGCTGGAGATCCAAGACAACAAAGTCAATGGTCGCGAACAGCTCATCATCAGTTAGCACCGTCTCATTAATCGAGAAATCCTTGTCGACCAGATAATTAGCGCCAACAAGCCTCCCCCTGATTTTAAGCATCTGGGTACCAAGAATGGGATGAGGGTACCCCGAGTACTCCCAGGTAAATTCTTTGCCACTCTCGCTCCTCACATGCTCAGGCAAACGAAGCTGTAGGGCGGTATCTAGCCTTGAGGTAATAAAAGTGCTCTCTAGTGGCGGGTACATTGGCACCGATTAGTCTCCTATCTCAGCGATACAGCGCTTTTCCCAGTACCGCACGAGACCTTCACCCGCATCAACTGTAACCTGGGCGATCAGCTGCTGATGAGGATTCAGTACCGCCTCATTCCTGATCGTCCCCCGGTAATCGCCATCAGAGCCGCTTACATACGAGAGGGTCAGCGGCCATGTCTGCCCTACGATCTCTACCTTCGATGCGGCGTCAACTAAGGTCAGTGTCACATCAGCATTATTTAGGTACTCACTAGTTGGCACATTCTCTACGCCAAGTACTTCAACGATGTTATCACTATTGATGTAGATAACTTCTGGTGATGCCATTAGACACCGTCGTCTGCTACCGAGAAAGTCGCAGTCACCTCCAACACGTCGTTGTCGATAACTGATCGATCAGTAGCAAAATCACCCTCAGCATAGAGTATACCAGTAGTACCGCCTTTGGTATTATTGCTGATTAAGAATGCACCACCGATGGTTGCTGTTGCATTAATCGTAAACTGAGCAACGGCGGCCGAATTATTCAGTGACCCACCACTCTCACCGCCATCAGTAAAGGCGACTCTGCTCGCTTCATCGTAGCTCGTGTTCTCCGTCCATCCGCCATGTGATGCGGACGTATCGGCAGCCGCAAAGGTCGGCGTCGCCCCATTCACCAGGCCAATGTACCATGTGGTTGTCTGTGCCGAGCCACTCAGAGCCGTGCCAATTAGATAATTGAGCCCAGCCGTGGTAATGATGTTCTCCCAGTCTTCATGCCAGATGAGTTCACCATCACGCCTGCAACTCATCGACCACAACCCACGAGGTTTTGACGGGGCGTAGAGACCCGTATTCATACGCACACCAGCTCCAAACTTGCTCGTGATTTTGCTCTTAACTCTCATGTTAACCTCAACTATTGTAGTGCCTGTCGATATCCACCGACGCAGCAACTGGCGTACCCATTTCCACATTTGCCGTCACCGCGGCGCCTTGACGAACCTTCGCCGCAATTGCTGCCGATATCCGTATAGACGCCGTGAGGAATCCCACATCAAACGGCAATGGAACTGTAAACGCATCACTAGAAAGGACAGACTCTAGCCACTGAATTTGAGCAGTAAGCCTGGTCTGCCACGAATCAAATGCAATCGCATTCTCTAACAGCTCCGGCCTGAAAATGACCCTATCCAATAGGGCATCACTGGATACAGCTGTATCGTCTAGTGAATACGCCGTGCGAACGGACGGACTGAATAGATCTGAGGTGAGAATCGTTTGTGCGAGGCTAGAACCAAAAAGCATCCGAGACCGGAAGAGTTCTGAGACATCCACCGACTCAAGCAGACTATAAACTGCCCTAAGTTGGGTTAGGAACGCATCGGCGGTACGACTGCCTTCGTTAATGGCTCCCACGATGTCAGATGTTAAGTTTACTACAAACGTATCGCTTATCAATGCCATATTTGTGATGGACAACGACATCTGTACAGATGCGTCGAAAAGGTCAGATGCCTCTTCACTCTCGACAATAGTTGCCACCGCCCTTTGAAACGCCGTGACCACATCAGAAGCCCGAGCTGTCTCGATAATCTCTTTGAGGAACGATCCCGCGATCTCGATGACCCAGGCATCATTCGACCTTGCCCCCTCGCTGATGGCAGAGAGAGCGTTAAGCACCGACTCAAAATTCTCGCTGGTTTGCGAAGATTCTGACAGGCTAACCACTGATCTCAAGAAAGCGTCCAATGCGTCACTAGAGAGTGATGCTTCGTCCAGTACTCCCGATGTCCTAAGGACCGTCTCTAGGATGTCAGATGCGGTCGCGCCATCGGTAATCGCAGAGGCAGCCAGCATGAGAGCCGCAAATGACGCTGACGCCTCAGCCCCTTCTAAAATAACGCCGACAATGGCGCTTGCAAGTGCCACTGCCCAGGTATCAGAGGCCGTAGAATCTTCAGCAATCGATGCCCCCATCGTTGCCAGTGAGGCGAAGACATCAGACGCTAGGGACGATTCCGAAAGCTCAGCAAATGCCCGCAAAAGAGTCTCTACCGCATCAGACGTCAGAGCACCGTCGCTAATGGCGCTGACGAGTGCACCAGCAAGTTGTGCTATCCAAGTGTCTGCCGCTTGGGTAC